TCGCATTGCTTCGGCTTGTTCAAGTGCTTTGTCAATATCAAATCCTCTCAATCTCAAATTGATGTCTTTTTTGATTTGTTCAACCAACCACTCTACGCTACTCTGTTTATTGTTGCTCATTGTTTTCATAATTTTATCATATAATTTTTAACTGGTTGCCCCTCTGCAAATTCTCTCATCCGTCTGTTTGTGTAGCCTTCGGTATAGCCTTTGCCCCTCCAAAACTTTTGCAGCTCGCGATAGTTGGCAAAGTATAGCACCCGCTCAATAAATGCCTGTTTATACTTTTTAACCCGTTGCAACTCGAATAGGTCGGCAGAGTTTTGCGCTATGTCGTAAATCTTACGCCCCTCGAGTTTCCCAAGTTGTTTATACTGCATTTCCTTTAACTCTGCAATAACCTCCGCCTCAGTCTTTGGATTGGGTGCAAACTCCGCCCCACAGTTAGCACAAACGCGAGCGGAAGCGTAAGCTACAAACCCACACGCTAGGCAGTCCTTAACAGGTGCCACGCCTTCGCCTTTCTTTTTAGGATTCTCAAATAAGTGCGCCCAATCGCGAGGCTCCTGCCAGAATCCTAAGCGCGTTACATTCTCGCCAAAGTCTAGAATAGTAAAACCCTCTTTTTGCTCGGTCCTGCGCGAAGCTCTGCCCACCATTTGCAACCACAACGCTACCGACTTAGTGGCCCTGTTTACTACTACAACCTCAATATCTGGGCAGTCGAAGCCAGTGGTAGCTATACCGCAGTTAACTAGGATTCCGTCTTTAGATTCGGTAAAGGCCTCAATTAGCGCCGCCCGTTCCTGTGGGCTTTGTTTTGAGTGCACGGCGTAAACTCTACCCGCTCCCAACTCCTTAGCAAATGCCTCGGCCGTGTTAATCGTCGCGCTGATATTTACACAAAATACAATAGCCTTTTTATCCGCCCATTTTTGGCAAAATTCATGCACAACCCCCTCATAAACCTTAGGGCGATTAAAAGCATCGTCTAGGCTCGCCTCTGTGTATTCTCCTCTGGCCGTTGCTAGCTTAGAAGTGTCGACGGGGTGCATTGCATAAGTTTTTGGAACCGCAAGCCAGTTGTCTTTTATCAATGACTCAATCCCAACAGGGCAAACTATTGCATTGTACTGCTCTTTTAGTGGCGGACTGGATACAGGCGTTGCTGTCGCTCCAATTACAAAGCCCTTGAACCCCTCCAAAACCTTTCGGAAGTTTCCAATATGCGCCTCATCAATTACAAGTAAATCGTATTGGCTTAGATCTAGCCCCCGTTTAATTTGGTTGTTTAAAGTTTCCACCATTAAAACCTCGCAGCTGTTTAATTTGCCCGCCTGACTTAATAACTCCCTGCGATGGGTTAGAATTGCAACCCGCTTGCCTTTTGCCGCTGCCTTGGCTGCTATGTCAGAAAATATAACAGTCTTGCCCGCTCCAGTAGGTAGGCACAAAATTACCCGCCTACTCCCTTGCTGGAACGCCCTCTGCACTTGCCCGACGCTATCCACTTGGTACGGCCTAAGCACTTTGCACCTCCATTCCTAGCAATTCCTTTGCCGTAGCATATATCCTGCGCTCTTCTTTTCTGTAATCTAGCGAATTGCCAAACTGTTTAAAGCTGTTAATCGCGGTGCTGTGGTCTCGGTTTAACCTACGCCCTATTTCTGCATAGTGTAGGGCAAAATCGTGCCTTAACAGATATACAACTAAATGCCTAGCAACCATTATATCCCCCCTGCGCATCTTGCTCAGCACCTCCGACGGAGTTACATTGCAAACCATGCAAGCCACTTGAAGCACCTTTTCAAATTCCCCCATCTTAGAAGTAAACTTAATCCGCGGAGCCAGTATTTCCTTTTTTAACCCCGCTATTTCCTTTTCATATCTTGCGACTGTATAGGCCAGTTTATTCTCCAGCTCCCTGACTCTTCTGCTGCTCTTCGAGTATGCCTGTATATAATCCATCAAATTTAATTTTATGTGTGGTTAAAATCTTATCCCTGCTGCGCATGTCATTTTCGTGAAACCGTATGCGTTCCAATACCTCTAACGAAATTAACGCCTCTTTAAGTCGTTCCTGTTCCTCTGGGCTAATTAGTGCCCAGACGTAAGCTGTAATACTTTTTTCTTTTTCCATAGTAATATAGTGCTGTTCTGTTATTGATATTTAAGCGGTCTCCAATCGACTGCCAAGTAAGGCCGAAGTCATCGCGAAGTATAGCAACGGCCCAAATTAGGTTATAGTTGCTCATTGTTACGGTGATTCATTTATAAGCCTTTCGCCGTTCCAATAAATAGTACTATCCGTAACCCTGTGCTCTGTCGTTTTAAATTTATTATTTTTAAAAGCCCAAACTATTAATATAATTATCATTAATAATAGTATAATTTTTGCCGTTTGTTGTTTATTGTTTTTCATTTGTTGCCTTTTATTTTTTTTGTAATTCCCCACTCTACCAATTCCATAGCCCGTTTATAACCTTCGGAATAACCATCTGCATAACTTATTTGCTTTTGCTGTTTCTCCATCTCTTTGGCTTGTACTTTCAATTCCATATAATCAGATGTATCAATGTTTAATTGAATGTTTCTAATTGATGGAGTTTCTCGCAAATCTCCCTTGTATTCAAGTTCTTCAATTAACCACTCCACCGCCGTTTGTTGTTTATTGTTTGTCATCTCCATATAATTCTTTAAATTTATCTACAACTGAAATATCAGACATGTCTTGGCAAACTAAAGCAAAACAAATCATCTGATCGTCTTGTGTTTCCTTAGCTTCTCTGAGTATCTGAGACATATAATACTCATACTCATCAATTTGAATTTGCCCACATTTTAATTCGTATAGCAAATGTCGTTGATGCTCAATTAATTGCTCCACTGCCGTCTGTTGTTTATTGTTTGTCATTTCCCTGCCTCCTTTAACGCCTTTGCCTTTGCCCTACTCTTAGCCTTTCTAAGCCTTGCATTTTCTCTCCTTTCAACTTGCTTCGCCTCCAGTGCAAAAAGTCTCTGTAACGTCTCCGCAAGGTCATTCTCAGCAACTAAGCAACGGCGGGTTAATTCGTCGCCCCTGCCTTCCCAAGTCTTTGCTTTGTCTTTTTCCCCTGCAACCTCTGAGCGCAGGGTTAGCAGCTGAGTTTCGTACTTAAAAACAAGGCTGCTTTTTTTCTTTAATTCTCTGCTCAAACCTCGCACCTGAGCGCGGGCTACATTGTAAGCCAAACCTAACGCAACGGCTAGGAGTGTGGCTAGTGTGGTGTAAAGTATCATTTGTTATTTTTTTTTAGTTTTTTTTTAATCTTCTTTGAACCAGCATCTGAGTATAATCATCAAAATTTGGTATTAGTTGGTCCTTTTCCCATTCGTAAGGCTTGGCCTCTGGCAGGTTGTTAATGTCGCGCTTGTACTGTTTAATTTTCCAAGCAATAAAGCTCACTGCAACCGCTAAGGGAGTGGCGATAATAAGGTAGATTAAGTCCATAGTTTTTAGATTAGTGTGGTTTTATATGTGCAAATATATTCTACTTATGCACATAACCAAACAAATTTAAAAATATTTTTATAAAAAAAGCCCCGAGCCGAAACCCGAGGCAATCCTAAACAATTAAATTAGCACCACACTAATAAGCTGCAAAACTATTACAGCGTGTCCAGTACCTCGTTAATACGTCGCAAAGTTGTTAACGTCTTAGGTTCTTTTTTCGCCCAGTGGCTTAATACCCCTCTATTAATTCCTGCCATATCGCAAACTTTGCTCAGGCTTACCCCTTTGCTAACTGCTCGCAGCTTCAATTCTAATACTATATTTCTACTCATTTGCTACAAATTTACAAATAAAGTACTAAATTTGCAACTTATGACGTACCACACAGATACTAGCCGCATCTCAAAGAGCGGCCTCGACCTAATTAATCGCGCTCCAGCTCATTACTTTGAGCGCTACTTAAATCCCCAAGCCCCACCGCAAAAAGAAACGCCCGCCTTAATAATCGGGTCGGCAGTCCATTGCGCTGTATTGGAACCTGAACAGTTTGGCAAACGCTATGCCGTTGGGCCTAAGGTAGACAAACGAACTAAACAAGGTAAAGAAGATTGGGAGGCGTTCCTGCAAACCTCGAGCGGGTTTATTCAACTCGACTCGGAAACTGCAACCTTATGCGAGCGCATCATGGAATCGGTCCGACGTTTTCCTGCTGCGAAGTACCTGCTTAAAGAAGGCGTAGCAGAACGAGTTATTGAGTGGACCGACGAAGATATACAGGTTGACTGCAAAGCGCGCCCCGACTGGCTCACTCCAGATAATATAATTGTTGACCTAAAAACTACCGAGGATGCTAGCCCGCGCGGGTTTGCTCAGTCTGTACGCAAGTATCGTTACGATGTGCAAGCCGCTTTTTATTCTGACGGCCTCGAAGCTGCAACGGGCAAAGAGTGTGAAGGCTTTTTCTTTATAGCTGTTGAAAAATCCCCGCCGTTCCTGTGTGCCGTTTATTTTTTAGGCGCCGACGACCTGCTAGAAGCTAGGCAGAAATACCAAAAAAATCTACTCACCTACAAGCTTTGCAAAGAGTCTGGCATTTGGTCGGGCTATAGTGAAATCGTTACAAAATTAGAAATATGGAAACCATGACACCAAAAGAAAAAGCACTTCGCCTAATGGGTAAATTTGAAGACGCCCTAACTCTTCAAAACTGCGCGAAAATTACAGTCGATGAAATAGTAAAAGAAATACAATGCAATGCTTTTGACTTTGGGGCTGAAGTCCCAGTAAGCGTTTACACATATTGGAAAAATGTAAAAGAAGAAATAAAAAAATTATGACCACAGAAATAAACACAACCGAACTAACCACAACCGAGCCAAACAACGGCCCAATCTTCGCCCCTGCTCAGTTTGAACACGCCCAGCGTATTGCAAAAGTCCTGAGCTCCAGCGACCTAGTGCCTACCACCTACAAAAACAACGTAGCAAATACGCTTGTTGCTCTGGAAATGGCAAACAGAATGGGCGCAAGCCCTCTTATGGTTATGCAAAACTTGCACATCATCCACGGCCGCCCATCTTGGGGCTCCAGTTTTATTATTGCCTCATTGAACAGCTGCGGCCGTTTCACAACCCTGCGCTTTGTAGGCGACGCTAACAAGTGTAAAGCCGTAGCAACTGACAAAGCCACGGGCGAGGTCTTAGAAGGCCCAACAGTAAGCCTAGAAATGGCAAAGGCTGAGGGTTGGCTAGACAAAGCAGGGAGTAAATGGAAAACTATGCCAGAGCTAATGCTAAAATACAGGGCCGCTGCTTTCTTTGGACGTCTATTTGCCCCCGAGGTATTAATGGGTATGCAAACAAGCGAGGAAGTAATAGACATAACGCCTATGCAACCTGCTGCTGTGGATGCAATTAACGAAAAGATTAAAGCTAATCCAAAAGGTTAACTAAATCCTTGCTGTCAATTAGTGTATAGGTAAAGCGGTTGCCGTGTAAGGTGGCCGCTTTTTTTGCTATAATCATAAACGCGGCAAAGTCGGCAGAGCGTTTAAACACTTGGCAGCCTTCGCTCCAGTTATTAACTAGCGTTGAATCTGCGCCCGCTTTGTGTATATTTATACCAAATACGCCCGTTTCTTTTTTAGTGGGGTCGTAAATTCCATTTTTAGTATAGTCGCGCTCTACAACTAAAGGCCCAACTTGGCGCAGCGCTTCGTATTTACCTTGGTGCAATCCTATTGCGTGGCTACCTTTATACTGGCCTGCAACTACGCGGGCAGTTCCGCCTCCGTTGTCAACGGTGCAAGGCCAGACCTTAACGCCCCAAACGCCACCAACTCTATACGCCACTGCTAGCGAGTCGTCGAAAGCGTTTGTAACCTTTGCCCCCGTGCTGCTGTTGCGGATGCCTATAATATTTAGGTTATAATCCCCCTCAGTAAAAAACTTAAACCCCAATTTCTTTAGGGTTGCCTCTAAGCTTTGGGCTGTTAGCATTAGTGCGCCAAGTTGGTAATCATTTTTGCAATCAAACCGATAAGCTGGCTGATAAACATTACTTTTGGGTTGTGAGAATACTGCGCGCTTACCAAAGTTGAAGCTACTAGCAAGCCGTCGCCGACCTTTCTAAATTTTGCGGGGGTTGGTTTGTAAAAACCACTTAGCCCAAATCTTGTCCTTGTCATGATATTTTTTTTTAACCTTGCCCGACGTTGGGCTTATTTGATTTATGTTTATTAACGTGCTTAGTATGCCTTCTTAACTTTTTTCTAGGCTTGGCCCTGAAGCTAACAGAGTTGCTGCCTTTAACCTTTGCCATCTAATTCTTTTATTTTCTTTGCCCAGTACACACTTGCCAAAATGCCCGCAACAATACCGAGCAAACCCACAAACAAAGTAACAACTGGCTGGTAAACTTGCGCAAAAGTAACAAAGGCAGAGCCTCCAGATATTGCCGTAGCAATCGAAGCCGTTGTATCATTTAGATTTTTCATTTGTATTTATTGGGTTAGGGATTACGCAATAAGGTGAATCGGGAAACTTGGCACAAAAGGTCTTGAGATAAAGCGACTCATCACCGCTGAATGTATGCACCCCACAAGGATTTGGATAAACCTCATACGGGGCAAATTGTTTTGGTGGTTCTGCATAGAATAGAATATCAACCGCCCACTTGTCGGAAAGGATTTCACACACGGGTTTGTCATCCACTTGCCCCCATTGTAAACAAATAAATCCCAATTCAACAACCGCACAATCAACCCAAGAGGTGATTTCTTCACCTGTTGGAGTTAGGGTAGTTTGCTCTATTAACTTGCGAAGTGTTGCCCATTGTGTAGGGGTGAACTCGTATTTCAAAAAGGTTTTCATAAGGTTGTAAGTGATGCAAGTTCTGCGTTTGTTAGGCGGGTTGGGAATAGGATGGCTTGGTTTATTGAATCATTATAGCTAAAATTTCCCGAATCGTCATTGCCTATAATCACTTGACTACAAGTCGGCACAGTCCCGCTTGTATCGGTTCCTATTTGTGTGCCATTGATATACATTGCAAAATCATTTGATGCGTATGCAAGTGCTATTTTATATCTACCATTTGCAAGTGCAGAACTAATAATTGCCACTTGTTGCGCCGCACTTGTATAAACTTGACCTACCAAATCATTGGTACTTCTAAAATATAATTGTATAAAATTATTCCCCGAACCTACAAAAATAGGCACATTGTAATTCTCACTTTTTTGTGTTCGATTAATGTCCGCAAACAAAACTCCACTTGTCTGCCCTATCAAACTACTTATCCCCGTCTTGCTACATTCATCCGCCACCCTTGTGGCACTTGCTGAGGTGGTTGGGATGTAGGATGTGGGGTAAGATGACGCTTCGAGTTGTGCGCCCCAAATGTATAATGTTTTATTATTTGCGTTATTATCTACTTCTCCATAACTTGAAGTAAATGAATTTCCAGTTTTTAATGGTGCAAACATTGGGCAAATGTATGTACTTTGTGTTGTTGTGTAATTCAAAACACACCGATACCATCCATCCCCCACACTTGTAATTGTGTGACTTGTATAAACAAATGCTCCTCCCGAACCTTGTGCATATTCGCCTAAACTTCCATCGCTTAAATCAAAGATAGCACTAACCCATTGGGTAGATGCATTTTGTACATTTAATGCAAAAAAATTATTATTGCCATTTTTTACAAATACACTTGTCGAATAAGCACCACTGGTTCCAGACAAATATTGATAAGTATAACAAATCCCCGTATTTGTAGTTGTTAATAAATCCGCATTTGTAGTTCCATCGGGGCTTGTTGTTTGATTTACACTTGCACTGATATTCTGCACAACCCAATAAGTTCCCCAATTTTCTGATTGTAATACCAAATTCGTCGACTGCTTCTCCAACAACAAACTTGGACACCCGCCCCCGCCATTTTGATAAGTTAATCTTGGAACATTTAATCTGTCGGTAGTGGGGAAATAGGGTTTGGCGGTTGAGCCGATGTTTAGTTGTGCGCCCCAAACTAAAATATAAGCACCCGAAGTCAATGCCTCCATTGTTTGCAAACCACAACGCCCACTACCTGACAAAGTTGTAACGAGTCCACTTACTTCGTAGCGAGTCCAAGTAGTTGTTACTGTAATATCAAGATACGCCGCTACACCATCATTCAATATCAATCGAATAGTTTTTGTTCCCGTATTTGTACGAAGCCAAACACTAATTGTCATTTGCGTATTTTCTTGTGCTTTGTTTTGTCGTAGTTGATAACCACTACCAGCCACCTCCATTTTTGATGCAGTTGTTGTTCCGTTGGGGGCAGTTGCAAAATTGTCGGTCATTGTTGGCCTACCACTTCCCCCACCAATCCAATCGGCATTGTTTGGTTGTTCCGAATAAGTAAACAAATTCCACGGCACAACCTCCACCAACCCCGCACTATTTATTCGGGTTCCGTCTGATGCTCGTGTGAATGATAAATCACCTGTTCCGTCGGTTGGAACTGCTGACTATACGATATCCTCTTTATACCCGCTTGGTATCATTACCAAACTCGCACTATTTAATAAGTCGCTCATTTTATAAGTTGTTTAATTTGTTTAACAAACAGCTAACGCCTTCGTAATATCCGCCGTCAGTTGTAATGCGAGCTTTATACAAAAGCACAATAGGCCAACCTTGCCCTAAATATTGTGCGCGTCGTATGCCAATGCCTAATGCGCTTATTCCTATCATTTTAATATGCTATTACTGCGCCTGAGTCAATTACAAACCCCGTAATTTTAAAGCCTTTGCCTGCTGGCAAATACGCGCCCATTTGGAAAGTAATTCCAGACATGCCGCTCTTGCATAGTACGTTGGTTCCGCTGGCTGCGTTGTCGCCTTGCACTGTGAAACTAGAAAATACTGTATCTGATTGAACGCTTAGAGCGTCATAACTAACACTGGTAACAGTGCTTGCGCTGTGATATTTAAAACCGTCGTAACCGCTTACGATGTCTATTGATGCTTCTGCCATGTGCCAAAATTACGCAAGCCCTCTGTTTTACGCGTTAACAAATTACGCAATCTTAAACCACTCTGTACCGTTGCAGATTAAAGTTGCTGTGGCGTAGTTTGCGGCTAGCGTAATCGTTGCGCCCCCGTTAATGTCTGCGCCGTTGCCGTTAATAGTTACGGCAAATGTTGCCCCTTTCCTGACAAAGTAATAACGCCGCCCCTTGGATAAGTTAGCAACAGGCAAATCTAAAATAATAGAGCCTGCCGTAGTGTCGCCAAGGTGTCCCTCGAAAGTTGTATCTACCGCCGAAGTTCCCGCAGTGTAAGTATTAAAATTGCCCTGCTCTTGCAGTTTCCAACTTACTACCTCTGTGCTGTCCGTGTATCTTAAACTTACATCGTATTGGGTATCTACTGTTGGCTGCGCTGTTATAGGTTGGTCGGCGTAGTTAACTAAGTGCTCTAATGTAGTTTGAGGCACTAAACTAAATTGCGAATTAAACGAGCTTATTGCAAACTCATGGTAATCTAAACGGCTCCTAACTACTCGCTCACCTGTGCGCGGGTCATAGCCCCCAGTGCCTCCGCTTGTTGCAACAGTATAATCTGGCACTAACCCCAACCATTCCCCTGCCCAAGTCTCAGACCGTGGGTTGTAAGTTCCTGCATTAAAAAGCCAGCGCGTAGAATCGAACTGCAAAGTTTTAACAGCTGTTAAAGTTCCAGCATCGTAAAGCGTGCCCTGAATAACTGGGACAAATTTATTATACATTCCACCAATGCGCCGCCCCTGTATAGTTCCTAAATCTGAGTGTATTGCAGAAGCGTATCCACTATACCAATCTGTCGACAAAACCCATGCAGTACCGTTATAAACATAAATAGAACCATACCCATACGCGCCCTCATCATCGTAATACTTAGGTCTCCATTCAATCCGCTGGCTATTGTCGCTAGCTGCACCTGCCACCGAAATAGTATTTTTAGTAATGCGCGAATAATTAGGATTTTCAACGGTTCCAAATGGCTGAGCCACGGCAATAGAACCCCAAAAATTTATCTGGTTAAAGCTGCTAGAAGTCCAAGAGCTCGGCGCAATAAACGAGCCCTGCTCTGCGCTTATCTTCATGTCAACAAACATACGATTATAACCCGCTGGAGGCGGTGGCATTTGCTTATCAAATATGTAAGTATTCCAAGCATTGCGTGCGCCGCCTATTGTCATATATTCGTTAAGGTAGGTTGTCGGGCCGCTTGGTGTAAGGTAGTTGTTTAAATTAGGAAAATACTGCTTAATAGCTCCGCCTGAATTTTTAAAGTAAATTTTATATTCAAAAGCATAACGCTGGTATCTTTTAACTGAGCCGCTAGTTATTGCTACATACGAATTATCCATCCACTTAATAAGCATGCGGCAGCGTATCGCCTTAGCAACGTCGATTGTTTGGTCAACTATTGACAAATCAATGCTACTAACATTGGGCTCAGTTTTAACTACTAATAAAGCGTTTTGTCGCTCTTCTATAACATCGACGGACCTAACAGGTGGCTGATAGGTTAGCGTTGGCTTTGCTTCCCATTGCGGGCGTGTGCCTGTGCCTCCAAGTGTTACGGCGTGGGTTAGCGTGGTTGTGCTTTGATAAGTGCCTGAGGTGTTATAATTACGCGTGCTAATCGAAGATGCGTTATAATTGTCATCCGACACTATCCAATAGGCCCCGCTTTCTAGGTGCATCCGTGAGCCATAAATTGCAAGTATTTGCTCGATAGCTTGCTTACAATTTGCTAGGTCTATATTGGTAGTTGCCGCGTAGCCTGTGCCGTCTGTATCAATAAAAGTAATATCCCCAAAAGCATCGAAATTATTATAAAAAGACAGGATGCTTAACTTGGTATTTGCCAATCCTTTGTTACTGGCTTGCGCCGTGTCATACATTGTTACCCCATCTTTTAAATAAATTGAAGCTCCAAAGTTGGTCCAGTAATCGTCAAGTCCTGCATATTCTAACCCTTTGCGTATAATATCTAAAGCGGGGGCTAAGCCATCTGTAAACCAAGCGGGGTCAATATTAAAGCCATCAATTAAATTTAAAGCATCTACTGCGACTAAATCAAAAATCATAGCCCCGTCGACTGACTCGCGTAAATAATTAGCTTGGTCTGCAATAACTCGGCCCACATAAAATAAATCCGAGCCACGATAAACAACGATTGCGTATTTATTCTCTTGATTATTTCCTATTGCAATAAAGGCATTTTTTACAGTGTTGTTTATTATTTCCCAAGTAGTTGAAATTCTAGAGGGCCTTATAAAATCTTGGTAGTATGTTGAGCCGTCGCTTTGCCTGTCTATTTCAAAGCCATTGCCTGTTAAAATTAATTCAACGGCTGAGCTTAACGCTTCTAAGTTTGTGCTTAAACAGTCTGCCCCCTCTTGGTATCCACCCGCAGCAGTTACTCGAGTAGCATACGCGGCAGTAATTAATTCTGGCGTGGTTCCGCTTGGGCCGTCCCACAACTCTACTCGATAAGTTATATTTTTTATGCTCAAAAAAGAGCCGTAGTAAATTCTAGCCATTACCCCCTCCTTGAATCTTTGTTATAACGCTCCAGAACTATCGCCAAATCCCTGCCTTGTATACTTGTAGAAGCAATATAACCGCTATTCTCTCCAGTGTTTAACATGCCTTTTAACTTATCTAACGGAGCTATAACTTCAGGGTTATTCCTAGCGTTTGGATATTCACCCATAAGGCCCAGCGTTGGACCGCTAACAATACCCCCCTCAGCAAAGGCTTGAATATTTGGACCTTGGCTTAATTGCGACCTAAGAATAGCAGCACCTGCTACCAAGGCCACACCAGCCGCAGCCGCAGCGATTGGATTTTGTAATATCAATTCTTTAAATGCTTTAGAAGCTATAGCCGTAGTTATTAAAGCCGCTCCGACTGATTGCATAAAATTAGCGATTGCGCCCATCATGCTCTTGCCGAAGTTTGCGCCTGCGTTTTTATCGCCCGCAGCAGTATCCGCAACGAACTGAGCAAAGGAGTTGGCCGCGTCAGTTTGCAAAGAAGCAAATGAGTTATTAACGGCATCCGTAGCGCTAGCCATTTTTTGCTCGTAATCTGACATTATTTTAACCTGCTCTTTGGTATTTGTTTGCAGGTCTTTAGTCATGTCATGCGAGCCGTAAGCCCCGCGAAATTTTGTTAAAGTTGGTGCGCTTGGCGCAGCAAATTGCTCTGACGGTTTAAATCCCGAAACGTCCGCAGCTTTGGCCGTTTTAGTTGCTTCTTTTACTGCTGTCGTTTGTTTCTCTATTGCAGTAGTGGTTTTGGTAATTGGCACCACACTCAACCCCTGCGCGCTAGCCATATTAATTATGGCGTCTATTTGGCTTTGAATTTCAAGCGCATTTTTTGCCGCTACAATTCCTATACTCTTTTGGCTTTCAATATAACCCTGCACCTGCGAGGCCGTTGCGCCTTTTGAATATAAGTCATTTATTTTCGCCTGCGTGGAAAGTTGGGCCTGCTGTTTGCCTAATTCGTAATCAATCATTTTAGCGCTCAGCTCTTGCAACTTTGTAAATGCTGCCTTTGCTTTAGCCTGTTTGTAAATTTCAGCGGTTAAATTAGCAGAAGCTATTTTTAATTCTTCGCTACTAACTTTATCTAGACTTTGATTTGCAAGGAAATCGGGATAAATTTTTTGTATTTCTGCCAGAGCGTTTTTGCGCTCCTTCATGCTAGCGTTATGATTGTTAACTACTGCCAACAAACCGCTAACGCTTTTTACTTCCTCTTCAAAATTCTTTTGAGTTTGTGAATTTATTTCATTAAATAATTTTTGCTCTTCAGTAACTTCATTTATTTTATCTTTATAAGAAGCAATCGAAATTACAATAGCACTAATAGCAGCAATAGCCAAAGCGTAAGGGGCGGCAGCCATTGCTATGTTCAAAGCCCTCTGCGTGCCTATTGCGCCTGCTGAAACTGTAGTATACAATGTTTGCGCTGCGGCTAATACAGACGTGCGCAAGGCAAGGAACCCCTGCACCGCTGCACTTTCCTGCTGTAAAGCATTTTGAACCGCTTGCAATCCTGTTACTAAAGCCATAGCTCCTTGAAGCTTTACCATTGTAGCTTGCAGGTTTTTATTCTCAAACCCTGCCAGAGCCATTGCTCCTTGCACCGCAGAGAAAGCCCCAGCTAAACCTTGCACTCCACCCAGCACAGCATCCAGCCTCCGCGTATCACTTGCAAAATATCCAACCTCCGCCCGCGTGTCAGCAATGCCATCCTTCATGCGGCCCGCCTGTTTAATTATTTCGTTAGCAACTTGGGCAAACTGTGGACCTAAAGCCCTAGCCTCCATCGCTAACTGAGTCAACTGCCTAACGCTGCCCATTGTTGGGTTACGCGTAGCAATCGCAGCCAAACGCTCCTCCATCGACTTAGCCGACTTCGCAACCTCGGCACTCATTTTGCCGCTGCTACTTTGAACTACTTGTATAGCTTTATTAAAGCCTTCGCGCAGTTTCTCAATGTCTGCGCCAATTACAATATTTAAACTTTTAGCCATTACCTAGTAAAGTTAATTATATAGTCCTGAGAAATTTGGTATAAACCCGCAAACGCTGCCGTGTCGTCGGCGGTTTGTAGCTCGCCATCAAACTCTATAGTCTGGCATTTTATAGTATTAAAAGTAGCAGGCAAAGTTACAACCTCAAAGGCTGTGCGAATAGCCGTAGCTACTGACTCCGCGCTTGCTAAAGTAACCCCGTAAGCATTAACTTGCACCCTTGCAAACTCCGTGTGGCTGTGCCCTGACTTTGTAGGGTTAGGGACTTCGCTAACTAACTGATAACTTACAGCTGGGAAACTGCTTTCCTGTGGTATTCTAACGGGATTTATCCGAGTAGATATTAGCGCAGTGAGCGCAGCGTTATTACTTAATATGTTATAAACTATTTTATTTGCGCTCATGCTTTGGCGTCTGGGGTTAACTTATCAAAGACATGCGAATATAAACGTAAAGCCTCATGAATTGATAGGTAATCGGACTGTTCCCAAGGAAATGTTAACAGACGTTTGGGCTCGATGGGTTTCTTTAAATGCGGAGCCATCCCCGTAGCAACTGCCCAGCGGGTTATTTCCCAGTGGTTTCTGTATTGCTGCTGCTGAGCTTCGCGCATCCCATCCAATCTTAAACGCCAATAGCGGGGCGTAGAAAGTAAAAACTCCCCTTCGCTCATTGACATTTCGCCGTAAGCTATGCGCTCAATCTTGCGCCAAGTTAGCGGTGCGCCTTCGCCCTTGGCATTTACTCCCCCACCTCTTCGTCAGCAGGTGCAAAAAATTCTGTAATTGCTTGGGTAAATCCCTCCAACGCTGGGCTAATCTCTTGGAACTTTTTAATTGCCCCGCCTAGCTTTTGAACTGTTGGGTAAGGGGTTTGCTTTTCTTGGGATTCGTAACCTTCTAAAATTCCGTAAAACGCGCAGCTTAGCGCAAAGTCCATAGACTTGGCTAAGTCCTTTTGCAGGTTTAAATCGGCAAAGGTTTCCATGCCCGCAAGTTGCATAACATTGCGAAGGCTGTTCATGTTAAATAAAAGGGGATGCTCAGCACCCCCGATTTTTATTGTAGTGCTCATTGCACAAATATACTTAAAAAACTATTAAGGAACTAAGCTGCTAGTTAGCGCTCCAGTGCCTTGCAAAGTTCCTGTAAAAGTTCCTTTGTCGTTGTTTGGCGCGGTCAATGCAAGGCTGCTAAAAAAAGCAGCGCCTGTAAGTTTGTCGTCGCCGCTTACATTTGTAGTCATTACAATAGTTACAGAAGTGCCAGCCAAAAGGTCCGTTACAATATCTTTAAAAGATACTTGCGAGCCACCTACCGAAGCATCCTCTTCAAAAATTCCCTCCACGTTTAGCGTGTAGCCGTACTCGCCCGCAATAAATTCCTTTGCGCCTGCGCTGTCTTTGTTAGTTACATCAATCATATCCTTTGAAATGTCGATGCTGTGAGAAGTCGCGTTTGCGATTTTAGTGGGCGTTCCGCTAATGTCTTTGTAAATGCTGATTAGCGTTCCGTTTACTGGTCCAGTTGTTGCCATGTTATTTGTATATTAAGTTATTTTTTTTTGCTAGTTTGGCTAAGATTTTATCCACGCCGTTAATAATTCCGTCTGTTACTCTGCCCGCGTTTTGGTCCAATGCAGGGCGCATAAAAGGGCGGGGTTCTAATATCCCTGTGTCTCTGCCCGTTGTTGACTGTATACGATTTGTTGGCACACCAAATTCAAACATTGGCCCTAGGTAATTATTGTAATATTCTTTGCGCAATCCTATCAGCACTTTTGTCTTATTGTCTTTGTCCTTTCCAGTAATAAAGCCAATGGATGCCGCCAAGTCTCCGCCTTCTTTTGGCGCCAAATTCTTTGCACTTTGAATTATTGGTAACGCCTGAGCTTTGAGCATACGCTGTAAATCTGGGCTATCTATTTCGACGCCCATCGCTTTTAAAGAGTTAATAACCTCTGCGATATTTTCAACTTTTGAGCTCATTCTGTTAATTCCGTTTGCAACTTCAAATATAAATTCCTTGCCACGTTTGCAATGTTAACAATATTGTGATTTAAGCCAGCATCTACTATCCTATCCTTAACCGTTATTGCAGAGTTATAGCGGACTGTATAATAAATTATTTGCTTATGCTCGCGGCGGTCCGCATTAACTTGCTCGCTTCCGCTTTCCTGTTCTTTACGCTCAGCCCAAGCCGTTGCGTATTGGGTCCACGTCTGCAATTTTTCGCCTGTATTGGTGTCTATAGTTTCCGCATAACTCTGCAAACTAACTAGTACATCCATTGCGCCCGCTTGCATTATAGTATTATTTGGATTTTGTAAGGGTCTAATAAGTACTCGAAGCCTAGGGCCATCGGTGAGTTATTCGCTCCAATCGTTACGGCATTCCTATTATCGTAATACTGGCCCACCAATAACAAAGCAGCGTGTTTAATTGACATTGGAAAAATAGTATCTGGGTCAACGGATAAGGTGCCTACAATATTAAAGCCCTCAGATACTTCGATAATATATTTAATAGTATCGTCAGTAATTGAGTCGGGCGCGGTATTGATAAAAATATTCCTTGTATAGTTGCCCATTGGGTCAGGCGCTATTATCCAATCTGCCCCAGCAAATGCAGTTACAACTTGGCTATCATTAACGTAGCTAACAGAGTTAATCGCCAATACGCGACTATTGACGCGCAGATAATTGCCAGAAGGTATGTTCAAACCATTAACGGGGTTAATCAAAGCAGGTGAGCCAGTAAGGCTATCAAAGCCATATTTTGCCGTACCCTTCTTAATCGAGTAGCCTAAGTAATTGCTGCAAGTATCTAATGCCATAGCAATCAAACCCCCAATATAGGTGTCATCGTCGTTTGCTGTTACGCGTAAATGCTGCTTAGCCTCGGCCAAACTTACATAGTCTGTAGCTGCATTTGCAAAAACGGTGTATCTTCTAGATTTAAACATTATTCAGCGTCTAATTCGGTTTCGGGGTTAGTCGGTTTTTTCTTACCCACTTTCGGCGCAGCTACAACTTCAACGGCCCCAGCCTCGAGTAATAACTCGGCCTGCTTTGTTTCAATGTCTACCACTTCGCCCAAGTTATAACTAAGGTTAAAGTGCCCTGTTGGATTAATTAAAAACTTTACTAACATTTGGCCCGAGGGGGGTGCAGTTAAGACCCCCCGCAGCACTCGTATTTTTACGCCCCCGAGCGGGCTAGCTATTAGGCTACAATATCCTTACAAACTGCAAATGCGGCAGGCTGCAAAAGGTTTGTATCCAAGTAAGCGTTAAGAACTACGTTAGTCAAGCCAGCAGTAGCACCAGAATAAGGGTCAACTGTTAACTCCATTCCACCCCAAGAGGCGATAGCCATTTTGCTGAAGTCTCCGAAAATCATTGCAGACAAAGTAGAGCTAGAACCTTTAGCCAAGTTGCTAGGAACCAAGGTAGTAGTTTGAACATTGTATCCGTTCAAATCTATACCTCCAGAAGGCCAGATAAAGTTACCTTCTACGCCTGAAGATTGGCGGGCAGTAGTTTGCAATTTAGCTTTAACTAATGGGTTAGTTAAGTAAGCAACTCCGTTACCGTTAGCGTTTTCTACAGCTTTCATTAAGTTAACAACGTCTGCCCAAACTGGAGCTGCACCGTTGGGGTTTGTAGCGTTAGAAGCTGCACCACCTGCAAAAGTTACGTTTACGTTAGCGTTAGCGATAATACCAGTAGGCTCGTTAGAGCCACCGCCTTTAATGGCAGCAGTTTCCAAAGATTGAGCCATAGCGTTTAATAGCCAGTTACGCACATACCCGTCAATAGAATTGCTAGATTGTAGCATAAGCTGGTTAGATACCTGAATAAAGGCAGCCAAACGCTTAGGGCTAAAAGTAATTTTAGAGAAAACAGGGCTCTTCTCAACAGCTGTTCCATTCTCTGTATTCCATCCTGCACTTGGCAAAGTTGAAGCACTTGGCAAATCCAAGTTACCAACCAACCCGCTCAAACGCTGAACGCCCAAACCTGCCAATACTGTGCGAGGTAGTAAAACGTCAATTATTGAACCTACAGAAGTCTGCACGTTAACTCCACCTTCAGAACCTGCGGTTCCGCCTGTTGCAGTCATATCACGGGTAAAAACCTCAGATGGGATTTTGATTGAGTGAGCAGAAACGCTAACGCCTGAGCGTTGGAACTCCGCGCCACCCATTGCAGAAAATTCGCCTTCGATGCCTTCGCGACGGCCAGTAATAGCCATTTCCATAGCACGCTTAAAGCTGTACTCTTTAGCCATTTCTGACTTTTCCTTTTCTTCGCTACGGCTTGCGCTGTGGCCTGCGGCTTGCGCTGCAAGGTTTTGCAATTTCTCTAGGGTTTCAACCTCTGCCTTAATTGCACCCAAACGGGCTTCGATTTCAGTTAAGCGGTTGGTTTCAGTTTCGGCCATTGAGCGGGCTTCCTTTTCAATGGTTGTTTGCAAGGTGGAAAGTTCGCCTAGCAAACGTCCACGCTCTTCTTTTAGGGCTTTAATTTTATTCATGATTTTTGTTTTTTTTAATAGTTTTTATATCTAGCTAAAGCAAGTTTTAAAATATCGGCACTCACTTGGCTTTGTTTTGCCGCTTCAATTTCTAGCTCTTGGTCGCGTAACTGCGCAATGCTGCGAGCGTCTGCTTCTGTATCTTCGTAAGCAGGATAAGTAACAGGGCTAACATCGTAAAGAGTATCAACCATTGTGATAGAACGCTTGCCCATGCTGCCGTACTTTTCGCTTTCGCTCCAGTTCTGCTCTTTAATAGTAAATGCAAACGAGCTTTGCGTAATGTCGCCGCGCATAATAGAACGAACTACTGACATGTGCGTAGGGTTTTCGTAATCTGGTACCCAAGTATATTCTAAATTACCGTCTCCATTTACAAAAACTCTGCACGTGTCTGCTTTGGTTCGGCCTAAAATTAAATCGGCTTCATGATTAAACAAACAACGAATATCGTAATCTTTAGCTAGTGCATTATCAAAGGCCCCTGTATTAATTACCTCCTCAAAATATCCAAGGTCCGTAACTGAATTTACAACGGCAGCAATGCCGCCAACTTCTTTAGGCATGCCTTCGCCGTCTGCTCTGGTATGAACGCTGCCTGTAAATGTGCGCCTTTCTTGTTTCATTTTAATTGATTTCTAAATTATTTACCCCGTCTGGGTTATTGTTTTTATCTGCTGTTGCCATAAGGTTTGCAATCTTTGCATCCATATAGGCGTTAATCTGACTGCTCGGCATTAAGTTGGCTTCAATTAAATACTCTTCGCCGCCATTAAATCCGTTTACGTCCTCGTAAAGTCTTGCCTCGTTTCGAGAAAGCCAGCCGCCGCGGATGCCTTTGTTATAATAGTCTGCGCGCTCATTGGCGGAGGCTCTCAATAGTGAGTTAAAATTAAATTTAAAGTAATATGTTAATTTATCATTTTCTGTTAACAACTTGCGAGCTAGTTCCTGCTCGATGTTTATAGCGTAGCTCATTAAAGTTCGCGCGTAAAAGTCTTGATACTCCTGCTCGACGCTGGACTTTATCCCTGCACTTGCTCCAATCATTGAAGCAGGCACGCCAAAAATGCGCGCTATTTCTTCGCTCGAAAATTTCCGAGTCTCTAAATACTGCGCCTCTTCAGGGCTAAGGCTTAACTTTTCCATCTTGATGCCGTTGGGTAATACCGCGCTGCGGCTTGCCCCGTCTATAACATCGTCTAAAGATTTTTTCAAAGGCCCCGCTTGGTCTATTTTAATCTGAGCGTCTGACGTTAGGAGAAACTTTAGCACCCCATTTTTATAAACTCCTGCGCTCTGGCTAATAGCCGCCAAGTCAATGCCTAAAGTTTCCGCGTGCAATACAACTGGGCTTAAACCCACTAGCGGATTATCGCCGCACATCCCTTTAAAGTGCAGCATTTCAGTAGCGGGTATCATATTAGGATAGCCAGCCATTGAAACTTTATAGAAAAGTAAACCGTTCTGCATTACAGCCGTAACATACTGCGGCGCGATAGGGTGCAGCTCTGTGCCGATATTCCTAACGTCGCGATTAATAAAAGCGTAAGCGTTGCCAGTTAAAGCTAAGTGGCTAGTCATGTACTTTGTAAAATCGTATTTAGTTTGATAAGGGTTAGGCTCATTTGTTAACGCGGTCGCGTAGTGGATTATTACTTGCTCCCTATTTGTGCCGTCGTCTTTATACAACTTTAGCCCTAGCCCTGCTATACCGTCAGCAATAACTCTAACGCAAGCGTGAACGGATGCAATACTTAGGGCCGTTGTATTATTTACTGCCTGCCCAGATTTAGTTTGATACCCAAAAACATTGTTTAAGGTATTCACAAACCAGTCAGCAGGCTGCGATAGCATAGACCGCTTTTCTGTTTTACGTTCCCAAAATCTTAAATTCATGGCCCGCAAATTACAACTGCTTTAATTTTGCCATGTTAACAAATCTTATTTATTCCGACCTTGCGCTAGCCACCTGCTGAGGGCAGAGCGAAATACGTCGTAATTTTTATAACGAGTTACTCCGTACCTTTCTAGATACTCGGCCTCGGTTGCGTTGTAGGCGTCCTCATAAGTGCGAAACTTAGGGAGGTTAAAATAATACTTATTCATGAAGTCGTCAACAAATCTCATAGCGATATAAACCAAAAGTCTGAATTTTTTTCTTTGGCAGCGTCTTGCATAGCCGTGCCCAATGCCATTACAATAGATACAGGCCCGTCGACCTTATCCCCGCTCCTTGCTTTGTTAATCTTAATATTGCCTGCTGGGTCGTTAGCTAGTAATACATTGCCCATCATCCAACGGGTAACTGGGTTGCCGTCGTGTTTAAGCCTGCCGTCTTTAACTAGCCGCTCTAGTTCCTTGGTTGGGCTGCTCATTGAAATAAACCCCTGACCGAAGGGAAACATAGTTAAGCTTTCGTTTTGTAAATCAATAACAAGCTGCGAAGCATTAAAGCGGTCATAGGCAATGTCCTTTATTTCAAACTCCTGCGCAAGTTCTAATATCTGAGCCTTAATAAAATTATAATCCGTTACGTTGCCCTCGGTTGCAATTATCTGGCCGTCTGCAATCCATTGCCTTATACTTGCGCCTGCTGCATCCTTTCGCCTATAGGCTGCCTCGCTTGGCAAAAAGTACCAAGTGCGAATAGCCGAGTATTCAGGCCAGTATAAAGTAAAGGCGCAAAAGTCCCCAGTGCTTGCCAAATCCAATCCGCCGTAACAAATCCCCT